AATGGTAATGCTGATATTGCGTCAAATCCTAAACTCATAAATAATCCTTAAAAGGAGGCAGTAGGTATGTGGTGGTGTACTGCCCCCATCTAAAGATTATATCATCGTTTAAACCAAGAAGGAAGACCTAAATGTGGACGTTTGTCAAACATATTATCTTTTGCTCCAGGAGTCTTACGATTGTTATAATGCAGAAAAACTTGTACGCATTCTTTGCCTTTGAATTTTTCTCTCCAATGCTCTAGCTCACAACCAGAATAAACTAACATATCTCCTGGTTTTAAATCTACTCTAACACCTTTTTTACCAATTTCTCCAGATGGTTCTAGATATATTGGCCAATCATCACCACCAAGATTCATAGTCGTAGATATCTCACAACTAAATCTATCTTTATGTCTTTTTAAAATATCACCTTTTTTATATATTCTTGCATAAGTATATGCTGGATATAGTTTTAATCCTGTTGCTTTTTCCATTTTAGGAAGACATTTTAATAATAATGTTTCCATAGCCATATTAGAATACTGACTATATGTATTTGGTATCTGTTCATTTTCTCCTTCATAGTACCCAATGATAGTTTCAAAGGGTGAAAAGTATCTACGTTCTCTACAAGTATCGTAAACTTGTTTTTGCATTAAAAAATAATTTGCAACAAAAGCTGCTAAGTCTTTTGATATTGCTTCACGAATAACTGTATATTTTTTCTTTTTAAACATCTTTAGCCATCTCTTTCGGCACTGCTTGTATATTCCAATGTATAAATCTAAATGGTTCAATACCAAAATCTACACTAAACTCGTGCTCTAAAAATCCTGGAAATATAATTAATGTACCTGGTGTAGGTTTAAAATTTATAAGTTCTTCACCAGGCCATACACCTTTTCGATCTGGTTTCATTTTTAATTTAGTAGCACGTGCACCGGTTCTCGGTTCGTGAAATACTGGTCTAGATGTTTTATCGCTGCATTTTAAAAAATAAAAACCTGATACGTGTTGATTCCAATGTATATGTGCAGAATGATGTCCACCACCTTTTTTAGCAAATTCTTGTACCCATATCTCACTAAACATAGTTGTGTATTGTTGCATATCATAACCTTGATGATCTAAGTATTCCCAAGATTTTTGAGCAATGTAATTTCTAAAATCTAAAAAATCATTGTCGGTTGTTAGTGCTGTTGAATGATAAGATCTTCCAAAATCTCCATTTTTTTTTATAAATTCTTTTTCTCTTTTACGAGCATCACTAATATATTTATTACTAGCTTTGTTTAAAGATTTAACAAACTCTGGTTTTTCCTCACTCCATATTACAGTTGGAAAATAACTACTTATAAACATTATTTAAAAGGCCTTCCTAAATGCCAAACAACAAGACTATATCTTGTGCCTGATGTTACTGGTTTAACTCGATGCCACACAAATGAAGGAAATACAATAATAGAACCTTTTGGTAATATCTCTTTTGCTTTTCTTAAATGTTTAGCTTCGTCTCTCATATGTGGATCATAGTTTCTAAAATCAAATTCTAATTCACCACCTTTATATTCTGAACCATCTGTTAATTGACAAGTCATAGATAGTTTTCGAATTCTTCCGTGTTCTGGATTGTTTGGATCTTTACGATCATAAGGTTTATCCCAACTATCACAATGCCAATCATAATATTGATTTAATTTGTATTTTGTAAACTGACAAGACTCACTTCTTTCCCAATCAAAATTCCAACCAGCTTTTCTATTTGCTTCGTGAACGTATGGGTGTAATTCTTTATATATCCAAGTATCATTAAGCCAAACTAAATCAGAGTTTCTTTTTCTTTTTAAATCTTTTACTTCTTCTTTATTTAATTTTTCTTTGTTATATCCACCAGTTCTAGCCATAACTTCTCTTTGTGCATTAGCGTATGCTATAACATCGTCACAGAATTTAGGTGTCAATGCACCACTAAAATACCAATAGTAATTAGATATATTCATACGTTGTAGTTTGTACAAAATTTAAACTATCCTTTTGATTATTAGTTATGTAATACATATTAATAGACGGAAACATAATAAATTTATTGTTAGTGAGTTCTATATCCCAGCTTCTACCTTTACGTCTATTATCATTAAAATGTATTCTAACCATACAGTTTTTAACTTTAACACCATACAATAATGTAAAGTCTGGTGAATTACGTAAATCTACTGGATCAATATTAAGTAATGGAATTGTAGTTTCGCCAGGTTTATAAATGTTACCCCACGTTTTTTTGTTAATTAAAGTAAAACCATATTCAAGATTAACGTGATCTTGCATATATGTATTTAACATATCCCAAGTTCGTGAAAACGGAAAATCTTTATTTTGAATTACTGATTGTAAAATGTCTCCTGATAATTTATCTCGGTCAATGTCCCAATCTTTAGGCATTGCCACATCACCATAATATAACGATTGTTCGCTTAATACTTTCTTCTGCATACCACCACCATTTTTAATTTATGCTACTATATCTGTCAAGTCCCAAGATTGATTAGTTTCGTTCCAATGATATTCCCACAGATTAGTTCCTGCTTCATTTTGTGAGATATGTTCTGCAGATAATGCAGGAGAGTCACCGATTGGTGATTGCCATCTAGCTTCAGACATATTTTTTACCCAAGATGCGTAAGGTTTTTTAGGCCAGAAGATTTGATCATCTTCATCCCAAGTATAACCTATACCTGCATAATTACCTCTAAATGCTTTTGAGTTGTCTCCTGAAGAATGTGTATTGTTTATAGTATTATATGAAGTTTGAATCCACATTTGTGCAGGCCAATTATTATGTTGTTCTAAATATTGTTGACCTACTGATTCATCTTCAACACCATCAGCATTTAACATATCACTATTATTCAAAGTTAATACTGATATAACTTTTCCATTAACTCCTAGTTTTGCAAAATGTGCCATAATGTTTCTCCTTATATATTAATTTTAACTATTATTCAATTACTGAAACCTGTATCTTATTATTACTATACCAGAACCACCACTTGCACCATTTGCTTGTTGAGCACCTGGTGTAGAACCTGCTCCACCACCTCCGCCACCAGTATTAGCTGTTCCAGCAGAAGCAGCACTAGGGCCGTCAGCTCCTTGACCTCCACCACCAGCTCCACCAGCTCCACGAGTGCCTGGTGTATAAACACCTCCACCGCCACCACCTGCTCTTTGAGTTGGTGTTCCGTTAATTGATGATGTAGCTCCAGCTCCTCCAGCTCCACCTGCACTTGGTGTATTATTACCACCAACTGCTGCAGCACCGCCACCACCGCTAGCAGTCAATGCTGGATAAGCAGCGCCTGAACCACCAGGATTTCCTTGTGGAGGACTGACAGCAGGAACATTTCCTTCTCCCGCCGCCGCTGCAAAAACACCTGCACCACCTGAACCACCATCTCCAGGAAATGATGAACCAGGATTACATCCAAAACCAGCTCCACCACCTGCTGATGTTATTGTTGAAAAACTTGAGGGATTTCCGGCAATACCCAGAGTAGCAGTATTATCTACAGTTCCACCTCCACCTACTACAACTGGATAAGTTTGAGCAGAAACCGGTAAAGCTGAAACACCTGATCCTAAAGGACTTGCTGTATAACATCCAGATGCTGCACCAGATGATTCTCTATAACCTCCAGCACCTCCACCACCTCTTGCGCCTTTACCACCACCCGAACCACCACCTGCTATAACTAAATAATCTACTGTATTACCAGGTGCTCCTGCACTTGTTACTACAAAATCACCGGGTCCTGTGAAAGTATGAATTTTAAAATTTCCTGAACAGGTAACTGTTCCACCTGTTGCCACAATAAACGGATTACCTCTTTCATTAGAAGTTGAATCCATAGTATTAATCCAACCTTGTGTTGAATCAACAAATATAAAAGTTACTGATTGACCTTCTGTACTTAAAGTTATATCTGAGTTTACTCCACCAATTTTGTCTGTTCCATTTGGTGACACTGTTAAATTATTTGTTTGCCAAGTACCTGCGTAATCTGCGACAGACACTATAGCTCCAGCAGAACCTGCTGGTAAATTCATTGTAAATGCACCACCTGTTGTATTTGCAAAAAATCCGTCTCCAGATACTGCAGTAAATGTGGCCGTCTTTGGAGTTGTATTCCAATCTACAGTTCCTGTTCTACCAAATCCTGTTTGAGAAGCACCACTAGCTAAAGCTACAGTATCACCACTTGCACCAAGTGTTATTGTTGTGCCACATTTATTAATGATATTTGAATCATTTGAAACTTTATTTATATTATCTACTTTAATTTTACTTGTCATAATTATTTATATTTATATCTTATCACTACTATACCACTTCCTCCAGCACCACCTGTACCTGTTGCTGGATAAGAGCCACCACCACCTCCGCCACCAGTATTAGCTGTTCCGTTGACTCCAGGATTTCCTGCAGCCCCACCGCCACCTGTTCCACCAGAACCAGGTGTACCGGCATATACACCACCGCCACCACCACCGGCATATGCTACTGGACTTGTTGTAATTTCTGTTGTAACACCTGCTCCACCTGCTCCACCAGGATTAGATCCTGTTGGATAACCTGAACCTGGATAACCATTTGCACCCACTGCACCAGCTCCACCACCTCCTCCAGCGGATCTTGTAGCAGAAGGAGTACTTCCACCATTAGATCCTTGAGCAGGACTTGTAGGAGGAGTATTTCCTGTACCTCCCGTGTTGGGTCCATATCTTGCTCCACCGCCTGATCCTCCAGCAACACCATTTTCTCCAGGTCCCGGAGTGTCTTTACCTCCTCCGCCACCACCACCTGCTGATGTTATTGTTGAAAAAATTGAAGGAGTTCCAGATACTCCAGCACCACACGCACCAGCAACAGGACCGGGTTGTGTAACCGGAGCTCCACCACCTACTTGAATTGGATATGCTTGTGCCGTAACTGTAACTCTATTAGGGGCACTTGGATAACCATCTAAAGGACTTGCCGTATAGGGAGTTAATGGAGTTTTTACTTCTCTAAATCCTCCTGCTCCTCCACCACCTGATCCACCTGAACCACTAGGAGTGCCTGCAGCACCACCACCTGCTATGACTAAATAAGAAACTACATTTTGTGCTGCACAAACTGCAGCGGCAGAAACTGTAAAAGTGCCAGGTCCTGTAAATGTATGAATTCTGCAATTACCAGAACAAGTAATTGTTCCGCCTGTTGCAATTAAAAATGGATTACCTGTTACATTAGATGTTGAATCTTGAACATTTTTCCAGCCTTCAGTATCATCTACATAAACTAAAGTTACTGATTGTCCTTGTGTAGATAGTACACTGTCTGCTGCAATACCACCAATTTTTTGTGCTCCGTTAGGTGCCACTGTTAAATTATTTGTTTGAAAAGTATTTGTGTAATCTACAACTGATACAATATTACCCGCAGTTCCTGCTGGTAAATTCATAGTAAACGCTCCACCTGATGTATTTGCAAAATAACCTTCTCCATTAGCTGCTGTAAATGTAGCTGTTTTAATACTGCTTGTCTGCCAATCTACTGTTCCTGTTCTTCCAAAACCAGATTGAGTAGCGCCAGCAGCTAGTGAAACTGTACCGCCTGATCTACCTAAAGTTACAGTAGTTGCATCAACAGTTGCAGTTTTACAAGCCCCACCACCAACTGTTAAAGTTGTGCCAGATTGTTGTGTTATTGCATCTACTTCTATTTTACTCATTATACTCCTATTAATGCTTTGATTTCATCATCGTCAAGACCTAAGTCTTTTAATTTTTGTTTGCCTGATGCTTTTTTATTTATTAAATTTTGTTTTTCTTGTTCTATTTCAGCTTCAACAGTTGGTATCATAGCTTCTATATCAGCTTTAGCTATTGGTGTAGTTCCATTTAACCAAGTAATTTGATCTAAATCATCTGCATTAATCGTAAATTGTGCGTCAGGATTTATTTTATGTATTGCTTTATCTATCATTATGCTCCTACCTCTATTAATGTTATAGAAGATGCTGTTCTTCCATAAGTGTCATTATCATTATCTGATGACATTCTATTAACATAAGCTGTTCCATTTGCGTACATTTGTACTTTATAAGTGGTTGCTGAAGTAGTATTTGGCGTATCAAGAAAAATACACGCTTCTGATTGAGATCTATTACTAGAACCATCATAATTCCAAATTGAAGCTTGTATTCTTGAACCTCCAGCAGCTCCTACAGAAATATCTGTACTACCTCTAACTAATTTAAAACCAAAAGAATTAGCAGAACTTATACTACAAGCACCTATTGTTAATTGAACTAAAACTTTACTTGAAGCAGCTGATGGTGTTATATCAGCAGTTAATCCAGTAACATCAATCCAAGCATTACTTGAACCACTTGTAAAAGTATCTGTTTTAGTTGTCTGCACTACTTGTAAAATTTTTCCACCACCAAATCCTGTAGCTGTTCCAGAATTTGTAATTGTAGCACCTGCTGGTACTGTAAATGTGTCTCCTGAATCTCCAAATGTAAAAGCTGTGCCTGTAACTGGAGAAATTTTATTTGTTTTTATTTCTACAGGTAAATTAACAGTTGCATCTGTTGTAGTAAGAGTTGCACCTGAAGGAACCGTAAATGTATCTCCGCTGTCGCCTAGAGTAAACGCTGTTCCTGATCTTGGGCTTATTTTATTTACTTTTATTTCACTCATTAAACTATTACTAATGTCCCTGTTACTGTAATTGTACCAGGTATAGTAATGGGTCCCGCAAGAACACCGTTCTCAACAGTTTGTGTACCATCAATTGTACCTGCTTGATTATTTATAAATTCATTAGGAGAGGTTTGCCCTCCGATGTATTGGATTCCATTTATTACTGCCGTCATAATTACTCCTACGTACTTATTTCGTCGATAAATGATGTAACAATATCTAAAGATGAAGCGGTATCGCTTTGAGCTTT